CTGACCACGCTAAGAAAACGCTACAGAAAAAAGGTATATCGGGAAAAAGCTCGAATGCTACGGCGTTGGATCGCTGGGCTAAACTCCGACAGGCTGCGGAAGCTGAAGAAGAACTCAAAGAATGGATCACTCAAACCTACGGACGAAGTAAATATCTAGAACTTCTAAAGATTCGTAGGGAAGTTTTAGCTGAGAAGCGTGAGGCAGAGGCTCAGGCGAGGCGTGAAGCTATAGAACGTCAAGAGTTAGCTGTTACCCTAGCTGGGATCTTTTTCTTACTCACAGCCTCTGCTATTGGAGCCATTGCTTATCTTCATCATATGAAGTGGATAGACTTCTGGGATTATTTTTCATGATTTATGTTTTAGTATTCTTACATTTTATAAACACAGATCGTTTAAAGTATTATCAAATACAAACATTCTCTGACAAAGAGGAGTGCGAGATCGAAGCAAAGAAAGCAGAGATCATTGTAACCCATTCAAGTATGGCGGTAAAATGTCTTGAGATTAGTGGAGATTAAACACGATAAGTTTGTTGTATATACAGATGATGGTAAATTAGTTATACAAACAAGTGAAAGGCGAATAGCGAAAGGAGTTTGTGATGGTAAGATTAACAGCAAGCGCGATAGATCAACTGAAACTACTACCTAGACTGGCGTTTCTCTGCCAAATTATTTTAACTTGGAAGGTTTGTTTATGGTTTATGACCTTGCCCGATCCCACAACTCAGCAAAGCGCCTTTGTTTCGCTGGTCACTGCAATGCTCAGTGCATCGTTTGCATTGTGGTTGGGCAAGGAAGCTAAGACAGATAGGATTGCAGAATGATTGGTATACTTTCAAGTGTAGCAAACTTAGCTACAACATTTATTGACAGCAAAGCAAAGGTTAAGGCTGCTGAAGCTGAGACTAAAATGAAGATTGCTACTGGTGAAATCAGTTGGGAGCAAGCTGCTATAGAGGCCAGCGCAGATAGCTGGAAAGATGAGGCTTGGACTCTTTGCTTTATTGCCATAGTGCTAGGTTCATTCGTGCCTTGGCTACAGCCGTACATGAAAGAAGGTTTTGAAAATCTTTCTACTGCGCCCCAGTGGTTTAGTTGGGCCATGTATGCTTCAATAGCTGCATCTTTTGGTATAAGAACAATGAAAGGATTTAAGAAATGAGTTTTAAATTAGGCAAAGGAAGTTTAGCAAAGCTCGAAGGTGTTGATGAGCGCATGGTTGCAATAGTTAAATACGCTATTGGTGTTTCTTCTCAGGACTTTTCTTGTATCTGTGGATTAAGAACCATCGAGGAACAAAGAGCATTGGTTGCTAAAGGTGCATCTAAAACTATGAAGTCAAAACATCTTGAGGGAAATGCTGTTGATCTTATGGCATACATAAAAGGTGTTGGTGATCGATGGGAACTAAAACTTTATGATGAGATTGCTGATGCTATGAAAGAGGCAGCTAAAGATATTGGTGTCCCTATTAGGTGGGGAGCAGCTTGGCACATCAATAACATTGCTGAGTATGATGGTACAATGGAAGATGCTTTGAAAGAATACTGTGATCTTCGAAGGTCTCAAGGGAAGCGCCCATTTATAGACGCTCCTCACTTTGAGTTAAGGGTTTAGAATATTTATCAATACTTTTTGTGCTGATTCCATAGCTCTTAATTGTTTTTTAGTGAATCCAGAATCTTCTGGATCTGGAGAATCATCACGATACATTTCATGTCTCCAGTCTTGTATTGCATTGAGTACCATAAATATTTCATCTTCAGTAAGTTGAACCTTTTTCATTCTGGTCTCCTCTTTGGTCTGACACTTGCTGACACTATGTCACTTTCTAGGCAGAACATCTGAACGCCCTGCGCTAAATGATATAGATCATCAGCTACATACTGTGCTTCATAACAGGTTTCATAGTTTTCAAACCATATCATGAACTCAGTCTCAGTATTTCTAAGCTGATAAACTAAAACTAGTGCTGTGAAAAAATCCATTAGGATCTTCTACCCTGCTCTTTGACAGGCCAGCTAATCGAATTGAGTTGTATAAATCTATTTAAGGTTTGCAGAGAAACACCCAGTTCCTTTGCGGCTTTGGTTTGAGTTGACCCAGAAGTAGCAAAGGCCTGAACTTGGTCAAGCCTTTCCTTTTTCTGTCTGTCTCGTAACCCATACCATGATTCAAAATGGTATTTCGTCATCGAGTTTATTGCCTCCTTTATTTTGCTTTTCACTGATAGAAAGGCTCATGTACTTGTTATCACCCTTCACTCTTTTCCAAGCAGCAATACGCATATTCTTGTCTGTAGCATAATCCTCAACTGGCCCTGAGTAATCAGGTCGTTGTTCATTATCACCTTTGTCATCCTCGAACAGGACGGCTACCTTTTGATACACCTCAATAATTTTTTTATCTTGTTTAGTTTTATCAGCAACAAGAACAATCTTTCTTTCGTTGCCTTCAAGATTTACTTTGCCTTGAAGTATCATCTTCATAGTTTCGAATGGTTTAAATACTGCACCCGAATTTGTATTGTCATATTCTGCCATGCTTCTGGCTCCTTTTGTTAAGATTGGTGAGGGGTTCTTAGGGAACCCGCCCCTCGATCAGATTATGAAAGGTTTTGTACAAACCTATCCCCAAGAATTAGAAATCATCATTGTTCTTTGCTGTATACTTATTGCCATCCATCTTACCAAGGAAGACATCAGCATCACAACCAATATGTGAAATTGCTTTTGTTAGTCCATCAGTGATAGCCATCTTCGGTGCATCTTCAGCAGTCCGACCATTGGTAGCATTGAAGAACTTTCGGCAGCCAGTGAATGGCCCAAACCTATGATGGTTATCTGTATGCCATACAGTAACATGAGCCATCACAGCACTGTCACCATTACTAAAGTGAACAACCTCAGTAACATTATCCCATCCCCAGCCACAACCAACTGGTCCAAACTGTTCAGTCATTTTCATAACTTGATACTGTGGATCAATAGCTGAAAAAGATCTGGAACCAAATGATACTGGCTTTAGATACTTTGGATCAGTCGGGGCAAGCTTGTCCCATATTTTCATATTACTCATCTTTCTTACTCCTCTTTGAAATTCTGAGTGAACCGCGTTTATCGCGTCTGATTGTTAGGTAATCACAAAACACTTCACGTTCATTACTACCTACCATATTTTTGAGATCCTTCTTGGCATTCTCAAATACTTTGTTTTGCTCAAGGCCATTGATGTATGTAATCGATGCATCAACAAATGCATTGTCCATACTAGCGTCTCGAACAACCATGTTATCAACAGGTATGTGATTAATACTGATATCTTCTGGGGCATCTATACCAACAGGTTCTTTGTCATTGATAACGTGCCACCAAAAGTCATTGATAAAGACCATCATCTTATTGAAGTAGTCTTTATCGTAATGCACGAATGCACTTTGCCACTTACTGTTACCAAATATTACAGATAGATGGCATCCTTCAGCACCAGATATATGACAGTATAGTTGGATCTGTGGCATATATCTTTCGATCATGTCATTCATATCATTGAATGGATTGGTGTGCTTGGCTTCAATAATTTGTTTAGTCTTAGCAAGAACACCATCAACAGTACCGACCAATGGTACAACACCAACAGTTTTCTTAAATTGTTTTTGCTGACTAGTTAATGGAACAAAACATCCAGTAAATTTTTCAAACCATTTGATGTTGAAATCTTCAGTATGAGATCCAAGTTGAACAGCTATGTTGTCGGACAGATCTTCTGATTCTGCCCTGCCAGTTTTCACCAACCATAAATCGTACCACTTGAATTGCATGATGGTAGTTGCATCACTGCCACCAATAAACCCTTGTCTTTGCATAGTAAATCCTCCTAAGTTTACTTATCATTATCTGTTTATAGGTGCAAGGTATTTCTCAAAATCTTTATCAGATAATAAACCAGTTGATATAAGTTGTTGTCGATATGGTGAGTCGGGATTCAATAGGTAATCAGGAATCTCCTCACCATCAATAATTCTATTTATTATTATCATTGAGCTTCGATCATTTGTCGTGGTCGATGTTACCTTCGGAACTGTAATAGCTCTGGAGTATTCGTTCACCGCTTCCTTGGTTGCTGTTATGAAGGTCTTGATAGTCGGCCACGTCCGTCCGCTCTGTATGGCGCGAACGTGACCGTCTATCTTTCCCAAGGTTTGATCGAAGTCCACATCTTCAAACTGTGATGGGATATTTTTATTGATGTCTTTGACAATCAAATCCATTTCTTCACGCAGTGTTTCATCATCCATCGTTGCAGGTGGAGAATATCTTTTAAGTATCTTGA